CATGCAACAAGTCCTGTGGGGCTAGAGAAGTAGGAGGAATTATAAATGCCCGATTACCCAACAGCAACACCCGGTGTTCTAACTAGCCTTAATTCAGGTGCATATGCCGCAACCGGTGGAACCGGAGAACGCATACTCGTCGACTACAAAGACGCAATTATGGACTACAAGGTCACAGACCTTCCAGTAATGCAATACTTTGCAGAACCAATGACGACTGATACAGGCGGTAATATTGATATTACTTTCGCACAACCCAGCATGAAGCTGGAACCAATAGATGAGGGTTCGACCCCGAAATACCAACACACTAAGCTACGCTCCGAGCGTATTTCAGTGAAAGAATGGGGTATAGCAACGGCCGTAACCCGAAGAATGATAGAAGACTCTAGATTCAATGAAGTAGAGATGGCATTGACAGAAGCTCGCAGAGCTGTCGACCGACACATGACCGAACACGTAGTTAAGGTTGTTTTCGGTGGTGCAGCAGACACGACCTTCGGTACTTATGCTATCGACGCAGATACATCCGAAGCTAATCTATCTAACTTCACAAACAACATATATGGTGGATTCTTTGGTAGCGGTATGGCTGCCGCAGATATCGACGCATCCGGTAAAAGATTAACATCTTACGCTAACGAATCAAGCACACGATTAATTCGTGGTGCTTACTTCAATAGCGCAGGTGGTTCTGGAGCTGGTGCTTTCGCTCTCGCAGACGTCGCAAAAGGAATTGACCGCATAGCAACACACGGATACAATGCAACACACTTGTTCATATCCCCTGCTCACTATCACCATCTCTTAAAGATTGGTGACTTCGTAACTGCTTTCACAGCAGCTGCTGGAGGAGAAGTCGGAGATGCAAGTAATCCAACAACCACTTTAAATAATGCTGCAAATCCTTTCAACAAAACTGCCCTAACAGGTAAAGTTGGAAGCTTGTACGGATTAGATGTCGTGGTAAACGCTTGGGTTCCATCAGACAGAATAGGTATGTTCGACTTGTCCGTTAAGCCAATGGTTTATGTGGAGAGACGACCATTGACCGTAGAAGAGGCAAATCCCGGTTTCGGAATTGTCGGTTCTTACATGTCAATGAGATACGGACTAAAGGTCGTAAGACCAGCAGTCGGTGCAATCTGTATTAACGCTTAGATTGAACTAATTGTTTTTACAAGGGTTCGGAGGATACCCTAAATCCTCCACTTTTATTTATAACCCGCAAGAGAGAATGTCATGGCAAAAAATGTGAAACAACTTCTAACAAGTACTAATACTTATGGGACTACAAAAGCCTTTATAGATGGAGGCGTAGGTGGCACTCTCTCAACTAAAGGAGACCTTCTCACTGTTAATCAATATGGTAGAAATATTAGAGTAGCATCAGGCTCTAATGGGCAAGCTCTAATTATAGATAATACTGCCGATGGGGGGCTAGGTTGGGCAGCTTTTGCGGGCTCTAATTATTATACTGACGAAGCTACATGGGGCACAACAGATGCAAAAATTACAGGTAGTTTGACTGATGGAACTTCATCAGCAGGAACTTGGAAGAGTGATGCATTAACTACATTTGGTCCCGAAGTTACATTTACGACTGGCTCAGTAATGGGTGGTAACACCGCAGCAGCTGGTTATATTACATTTGTAGAAGATACAAGTAATGGAAGTAACACTATGAAGCTTTCTGCCGCAGCTGCGATTGGTACTAATTTTGAATTAATTATGCCTGATGATGAAGGAACTTCAGGATATGCTTTAGTAACTGATGGTAACAATCCTGCTCAATTATCATGGGCAGCTAATAGTGATGCTAATTATTATACAAGTGCTGGTGCATTAGGAACTAACATGTTATTAACAGGAACCATCGCAGGTGGTGGTTCTAATTGGACAGCTTCTTTTGCTAAACTTTATACTCACACAGTTTCTGGAAATATGTATATTGAAACAGGGGCTCGAACTCAATATACTATTGACCCTAATCTTGGCGCTACCAGAATGAAAATACAAGATTCAGGTATGTCATCTGGTGGGTCTTCTTATAAATATTTCCCTAACATTGAATTAAAACAAGATGCTACAGATGGAGCTGGTGGTGAGAATGCTGGATATCCAACTATATATTTTACTAAGTATGGTCCTACATCTATAGCTAATCCAGCAGGAGACCCTGTAGGATGGAGAATGGCTGCTTCAGGAGCAGCAGGAGTAGCTTCTGCTCCTCAATCCATAGTATGGGAATTTGCTAGTGACGCAACAACATATCAAGAAAAATTAAAATTAGCACAGGATGGTTCATTAACTATTGCAGGTGCATTTACATTACCTACAGCTGCGCCCGCTTCTAATGGTTATATTATTACAGGAGCTACTGATGGAAGTACAGCTTGGGTAGCAAATACAGGTGGAGCACAGGGTTCCACTGGTGCTCAGGGTTCAACAGGTGCACAAGGTGCAACAGGTGGTCAAGGTGTTCAAGGAGGACAGGGAGTTCAAGGAACAACAGGTGGTCAAGGTGTTCAAGGAACAACTGGTGATACTGGAGTACAAGGTTCAACAGGTTCTCAAGGAGCGCTTGGGCCTCAAGGTTCAACTGGTGAAACTGGTGCTCAAGGTTCAACTGGTGCAACAGGTGCACAAGGAGGAACTGGTGCTACTGGTGCTCAAGGTGGTCAAGGAGTTCAAGGAGGACAGGGAGTTCAAGGTGGACAGGGTGTTCAAGGAGGACAAGGAGTTCAAGGAGGACAAGGAACACAAGGTGGACAAGGTGTTCAGGGAGGACAAGGTGTCCAAGGTGGTCAGGGAACTACAGGTGCTCAAGGAACAACTGGAGCTACAGGAGCGCAAGGTTCTACAGGTGCAACAGGTGCACAAGGAGCTATTGGTGCTCAAGGAACAACAGGTGGTCAAGGAACTACAGGAGCACAAGGAGCTATTGGTGCTCAAGGTCCACAAGGAGGACAGGGAGTTCAAGGAGGTCAAGGGGTTCAAGGGGTTCAAGGAGGACAAGGAACAGATGGTATAAGAGGTGGAACAGAATATATCTTTAGTACAGCTACATCTGATTCAGACCCCGGTGCAGGAAAACTTGCACTTAATCATGCTACATTTTCAAGTGTCGATGAATTATATATAGATGATGCAGACGCAGATGGTAACGACCAACAAGCATGGTATCGAACATGGGATGATAGTACATCAACTGTTGAAGGTACAATTATATTACAATCAGCAAATGGAGATGACACTTCATATGCTTCTTTACAAGTAACAGCTGTTTCAGAAGAGACAGGTTATTTCAAATTAACTGTCGCACCAGTTGTGGGTTCAGCTAATCCACCTTTTGCGAACAGTGAAAATATTATATTAGCATTCCATCGTACAGGAGATAAAGGTGTCCAAGGTGGACAGGGTGTTCAAGGTAACGATGGAGATACAGGTAGTGCAACACAAGGAACTACAGGTGCGCAGGGAGGAACTGGTGCTCAAGGAGGTACTGGAACTACAGGTGCACAAGGTGGACAAGGAGTTCAAGGAGGACAAGGTGTTCAAGGAGGACAAGGTGTTCAAGGTGGACAAGGTGTTCAGGGAGGACAAGGAACACAAGGTGGTCAAGGAACACAAGGAGGACAAGGAGTTCAAGGTGGTCAAGGAACAACTGGTGAAACTGGAGTACAAGGTGCAACAGGTGCAACAGGTTCTCAAGGTGCAACAGGTGCACAGGGAGCAACTGGTGCTACGGGAGCGCAAGGTTCAACTGGAGCTACAGGTTCTCAAGGTGCAACAGGTGCACAGGGAGCAACTGGTGCTACTGGTGCTCAAGGTGCAACAGGTGCACAGGGAGCAACTGGTGCTACGGGAGCGCAAGGTTCAACTGGAGCTACAGGTTCTCAAGGTGCAACAGGTGCACAGGGAGCAACTGGTGCTACTGGTGCTCAAGGTGGTCAAGGAACACAAGGAGGACAAGGAGTTCAGGGAGGACAAGGAACTACTGGTTCTCAAGGTGCAACCGGTGCAACTGGGGCTCAAGGTTCAACTGGAGCAACTGGTGCTCAAGGTGCTACAGGAGCACAAGGTGCTACAGGAGCTACAGGAGCACAAGGTTCTACAGGTGCACAAGGTTCTACAGGTGCACAAGGTGCAACGGGTTCACAAGGTGGACAAGGAACACAAGGAGGACAAGGTAATACAGGTGCTACTGGTGGTGGAGGTGGATTAGGTTCACAAGGTCCACAAGGTCCTACAGGAGCAGATAGTGTTATTCCCGGTCCACAAGGTCCACAAGGTCCGAAAGGTTCTGATGGTGGTCAAGGAGTTGCTGGTGCACAGGGTGCTGGTGGTCCACCGGGCGACCCGGGACCAGATGGAGTTCAGGGTTCTACTGGAGCTCAAGGAGGAACTGGAACAACTGGTTCTCAAGGTGCAACAGGTGCTACAGGAGCTCAAGGTTCAACTGGAGCTACAGGCGCGCAAGGAACTACTGGTTCTCAAGGTGCAACAGGTGCAACAGGTGCGCAGGGAGGAACTGGTGCTACAGGAGCTCAAGGTTCCACTGGAGCTACAGGAGCTCAAGGTTCAACTGGTTCAACAGGTGCTCAAGGTGCTACAGGAGCAACAGGAGCGCAAGGTTCTACAGGTGCTACAGGGTATCGTGGAGGAACCCCATGGACATTCGATACTTCCACAAGTGATTCAGACCCCGGTTCAGGGGATATTAGGTTTAATCATGGCACTTTCAGTAGTGTTTCAAAAATATTTATAGATGATACCGATGAAGACGGTAATGACCAACAAGCATGGATGCGTACATGGGATGATTCTTCTAGTTCAGTCGAAGGTGTTATAATCATACAGTCTGCTGATGGTAGTGATACATCTTATGCATCAATGCAAGTAACAGGAGTTTCTGAAGCATCAGGATATTTCAAAATTGATGTTACTCCATTAGTTGGTTCAGGTAATCCACCATTTAGTAATGGTGAAAGAATTGTTTTAGAATTTAATAGAACAGGTGACAAAGGAGTTCAAGGGGGACAGGGAGTTCAAGGTCCAACTGGAGGAACAGGTGCTCAAGGTGCTACAGGTGCAACAGGAGGAACAGGAGGAACAGGAGCACAAGGTGCTACAGGAGGAACAGGTCCTCAAGGTTCTACAGGAGCTCAGGGACCAGAAGGTGGTACAGGTAGTGCAACTCAAGGTCCACAAGGTCCAGCAGGTACTAATGGTTCAACAGGTGCTCAAGGTGCTGCTGGTTCAACAGGTGCACAAGGTGCTACAGGTGCAACAGGTGCACAGGGTGCGGCTGGTGCTACTGGTTCTCAAGGAGCTGCTGGTGCTACTGGTTCTCAAGGTGCTGCTGGTGCAACAGGTGCACAGGGTGCTGCTGGTGCTACTGGTTCTCAAGGTGCTGCGGGTGCAACAGGTGCTCAAGGTGCTGCTGGTTCAACAGGTGCACAAGGAGCTGCTGGTGCTACTGGTTCTCAAGGAGCTGCTGGTGCTACTGGTTCTCAAGGAGCTGCTGGTTCAACAGGTGCGCAGGGTGCTGCTGGTTCTACTGGTGCACAAGGTGCAGCAGGTTCTACTGGTGCACAAGGTGCAAAAGGTGATACAGGTAATACAGGTTCTACAGGAGCACAAGGTGCTACAGGAACTACAGGTAACACAGGTCCTCAAGGTTCTACAGGAGCTCAGGGACCAGAAGGTGGTACAGGTAGTGCAACTCAAGGTGGTCAAGGAGTTCAAGGTCCAGCAGGTTCTAATGGTTCTGCTGGTGCTCAAGGTGCTACTGGAGCTACAGGTTCTACAGGAGCTCAGGGTGCTACAGGTTCCACAGGTTCTACAGGAGCTCAAGGTCCACGTGGTAATATAGGTTCAACAGGTCCTCAAGGAGGACAAGGTGTACAAGGTCCCGGTAACGACCCCGGCCCTGAAGGTCCACAAGGTGGTCAAGGTGTTCAAGGAAGACAAGGTAATGATGGTGCTACGGGAGCACAAGGTTCTACTGGTTCAACTGGTTCAACTGGTGCTCAAGGTGCTACAGGTTCTACAGGTTCTACAGGTGCTCAAGGTGCTACAGGTTCTACAGGTTCTACAGGTGCTCAAGGTGCTACAGGTTCTACAGGTTCTACAGGAGCACAAGGGGCTACAGGTTCTACAGGTTCTACAGGTCCACAAGGTGCACACGGTTCAGTAGGTTCAGCAGGTCCACAAGGTCCATCAGGTCCGCAAGGAGCTAGTGGTGGTGGTGGTGGTGGAAGTTCAATATCACACGGAGGTTCTGGTGGTGGTGCATACGAAGTGCCCGGTGTAGGACCAGTAATAGCAGCAGGTTCAGGTGCACCACTCGACCCATTCGATATGGGAGGTAATGGTTTCGCAGGAAATGGTTATGCCTACGCTACTATTTCATCAACAAATTACTTTTGGCCAGTATGGATACAATTATGAGGAAAGCTTTAAATATGAGAACGGGAGTAAATTATATATGAAGGTGCAGGAGCGCGACGAACTTCTAGTCCGAATGGATGAACGCGTAAAAACGGTATTCAATCGTATGGAGAAGTTTGAAACTCTCTTCACTAACCACTTACATCACCATGAACAATGGGAAAATGATATAAAAGCTCAAATGAGATGGTGGGTAGGTATCGTCATAACAGCCGCTACAGGTAGCGGAGCTATGATGATGGGAGTAATATAATGGCAGTAAGCATATCTTGGAACGCAACTTTCCGTAACAGAGTTCGCCTGTTGGCCGGTATCGAACAGGAAGAATTAGACAACGATACTATAGACATTCTAGCTAATATTGCAGCAGAATGGTTTAACGAAAATACAGGTACAACTTTTTCACTTAATTCTAATAATACTTATGATAATGCAGTAATGTATTATACTTGTTATCTGGCTTGTATGGCTCAGAATGGTATAGGGATAGAGCGTATACAAGTAGGAGATTTAGCTGTCTATTATGAGAGCGAAGCTTATGTTCATTTTAAAGAATTAGCTGAACAACAACTAATAATGAAACTTGGACTAAGCATTAAAAGAAGCACTTACAACGCTAACCCATGGACTGGTAATGTCAACTGGATGAAAAACGTTAAAGGTGTTGATTCAACTAAGAATATGTATCCCGTACCTAATGGAACTAGGAGGTATTAATGCCCGGCCTTATAGGTTCACAAGGTGTCCGTCCGGGCGCTTTGAATATGAACAGAGTCTTTCGTGCTTTAAGATATAGAACAGAACAGGCTCAATATGTCACTTATCATAGACCACCCATTTATGGTAAAGATAATTATGGAGTTTCAACAGGCGTAGTTAGTGGTAGTGAGATGTTAATGCCCAACTTACCAGCTATTATTAGACCTGCTGTTACTGCGGATTATCAAATTGAAAAC